CTGAATCGCCCTCATACTCGGCGTATCCATCATTCCAGTAACCAGCAACAACATATCGATCAGGCTGGCTTAGGTCACCCTCACCATAGCCCTGAGTCCAATAGTCGTATTCAACGTAATTAGCCATTACAGTCCTGAAATTTGCTCAGAAGTTAATGCAATGATATTGCTGCTAGATAATGCGTCTATCTGTGCGCTATCAATAGACACCGTTTGTTCTGTGTCAATAACCACAACCTGCGGCAACTGGTACTCAATCCACTGCCCCTGATCGTCGTTCCACTTCCAGCGGTAGCCTTCACGGTCAACAGGTTTAGGATCGCGTATCAGCCACCTCCAATTCAGCCACACCACCTCTTTGCCTTCAGGTGCTTCAGGAGGCATAGGAACCTCTAGCCAGCCTTCAGTGCCGTCTGTCTCAGGCTTTGGAATAGAGCCGTTCTTTGTGTAGAGCATGGTCAATCCTTATTGCAAAGCAAATGCAGCAGTCGGCGCTGTGAAGTTGGCGGTGTAACGGGCGTATCCTTTTGTGATGCGAAGGTCGTCAATGTAACCATTGAATCCGTTTGATCCGCTTGCGTCAGCACCAATACGAAGATTGCTAGTTTCATCAGCCATCGAACCAGAAAAAGTTGCGGTACTTCCTTGTTGAGTTCCATTTACAAACAACTTAACACTTGACCCAGACCTTGTAATTGCAACGTGATACCAAACAGAACTACTTAACGTAGACCCAGATATTGCAACTTCCCATCCAGACGTATTTGTATCACCAATATTCACGCCAATCGCTGAAAGGTAAATACTGATTGACAACCCTCTTACAGCTACAGAACTGCGCCTTTCCATTAAAGTCTGGAAAGTTGATATAGAGTTTGAATACACCCAAAATTCAATTGTGAAATCTCCTGTTCCAAACTCTAAATTTGAAGACGCCGGGATAACAAGATAATCCCCCGTCCCATCAAAATACATCGAGCTACCACCAAACTTGCTCTGCGTCGTGCTGATCTGCGCGTTACCGACTGTCTCTAAGTTGTTCTTGGCAGTAGCGTCAGTGATGCCAGCGTTGGTGAAGTTGAGGAGGAGTTGGGTGTTAGCAATTGCCGTTAATGGTGCTGTAGGCGGCGTGAACGCTGAGGTGTACTGAGCCGTACCTTTTAAATACCTGAATCCTGATATGTTTCCATTGAAATCAGGAACAGACCCATCCTGAGTTCTACCAACTTCAAATCTATCAACCCCATTAAGGCTCGCTGTTGTTGCAGCCAAGGTGGTGTCCAACACCCCATTTATATACAACCTGAAAGTTTGCGAAGAACGGACTAAGGCTAAATGCGTCCATGCAAACGGCGTAGCTAGTCTGGTAGAGTTTGTACCACTAGTCCCAAACTGAGTGGCTCCATTAACTACAAGAAAACAGTTAATTGCATTTGACCCTGAATCCAATCGAACCATTAATCTGTTATTGTTGTAGTCAGTCGATTTATAAAAGACAAATATTCCTCGCCCATACTGACTTCCTGAGAATCCGTTGTTGTATACCCAACACTCAAAAGTCACATCAGAGGTTCCGGCTCCGGTATCAAAAGCCGAACTTGCTGGCAATACCAAATAATCCCCCGTCCCATCAAAATACCCACTACCCCCTATCGTTTGAGGGGTGTATGCAACCGTGGGGAGGAACGGGCTGAAGGCTTGGACGGAGGGTGTGCCAGTGACGGTTAGTGCAAAAGCATTGGTACTGTTGTCTTTAAACCTGTTGTCTTGACAGGTAAGCAGCGATACCGTACCTGCGCTTACCGTTGTTGTTAGCGGTGTCGTGCTTGGGGTAAACGAACTGGTGTAAAGCGCACCGCCTTTGACAATGCGTAGGTTGGAAATATATCCGTTGTATTTATTGCCGTTTGGCAAATCTCCAATAGTTAATGAAGTTGAACTACCATTCGATAAAGTTCCAGAAATTGCAGTTCCGCCTGCATTTAGCAAAGTGCCATTCTTAAATCCATAAAGCAAGTTCCCACTTCTTACTACTGCATAGTGATCCCAAGAACTTACTGAATTAGTTGCGGTTCCGAATGAAACGTCAGTTGCTGATGATATGTAGTATGAAAACCCAAGTTTTGATGTGGCGTTAAATGCGTTAATTGCAACATACCAAGCAGCGGTTGATGCACTTGGTGCTGATGTATCCCAAACTCCGCAAATCGGTGTGTACGTTTGTGAACCAAATGACGCTGTGTTTGCCCAAAACTCAATAGTAAAATCACCGCTTCCCATCTGGAAAACTGCATTGTTTGCAATTGATAGACTTGAGCTTCCGTTGAAATAGTTCGACCACCCAGTCTGACTAAACGGCGAGAACGTACCCTGCGTCGTGTTGCCATTGCGGGTGATGGTGAAGTTGTTGCTGGAGCTATCTAGGAACGTGTTGTTCTGCGCTCCATTCGTGCCATCTCCGGGTAACAATAGCGTGACTAGGTTGAAATAGGCATCTACGGCTGCTGCTATAGCAGTCTTAGCACCTAAGACCATTGACATGATTCCACTCATATCTGTTCCTTAGCTAACGTTGCCCGTAATCACACAAACAGTACCACTCTGGAATAACACAGTAGCAACACCTCTAGTAGCCAATGAAACAGTCGCTTTATCGCTATCAGTACCAGCAATATAAGCAGTAGTAATTGAGCAAGTGCAAGTCACAGCGCCAGTAGTATTATTGAAAATACTCACCACATCGCCAGCACTAAACGTCGCATCAGGGATCGTTATAGAGCCACCAGAGCCGACCTCAACGTACTTACCTACATCAGCAGTCGCAAGCGTGTAAGAACTCGTTTTAGCGCCCACAGCAGGGACATTTCTATAGCCTAGTGTCGCAGCATCAGGAGGAAGCGTATAAGTATTCGTAGCAGCAGCAGCAGGAGCATTCAACGTCGCAGTACCACTAGACGAACCATTTAACCGCAGATTGCCACTGTTAAACGACTGATTAGCACTCCATGTACTAGCCGTATCAGGTTTAGCGTAGTCCGTTCCAGCAGTCGCAGTCGTAGCTACACCAGCAGTCGCCTTAACAATACCAGTCAGATCAGCACGTTTTAGAACCTTACCAGTGGTGCTACTCCAGAGTGCTATTTCACTGTCTACGCTCGAAGTTACGCCTTCAATCTTATCGGTATTGAGATTCGTAAAGTTATTGTCAACCTCAGTAAAACTTAGGGCTGATCCCTTTACATTCCGTAAAGTAATTGTTGTCATTTAATTACTCCTTAGGACAACTGAACCGACAAGTTGCCAGTAGTGATCTTGAATACATCCCCGTTGTTAATCGTCTTGGAAGCATCCAAAGCCGTATGGAACAGCAGATTTCCAGAAGTCACTGCATCACGGATTGCAACGTGAGAAATAACACCCCAATCAGCAGTCGCTTGAGGAAACTCTACAGCAGCACTATTCGTTGACGTACCGTTAGATGGAGCACCAAACGTAATAGCCTGACGAGCATACGAACCACCTGAAATCTCAGTGCCAGTATCAGCATCAGTCGGATCAGACGTATATAACGCCAGATAAGTAGTCGTAGGACTCGTATAACTCGTATTCCGCAGAACAGCGTTAATAAGAGCCGTCTCTAAAAAATTTGACATTTCAGCCATGATTTACCTCACATAAGACATAGACATAGGCTGACCACCGTACTCACTGGATTGGTCAGAAGTATTAATTGCAGTTATCGCACGATCATACAAAGCAGCCCAAGTCTGCAACCTTGCATCATTCATGAGATACGGTTCTGCCTCCCCTAATGCAGCATAAAGTAAAGCATCAGGATAGTTTGCCAAAAAAGCATTGGTAATGTTCGTGTCGCTCAAGTATTGAGGCTTAGCGTAATACAACATCTGTACGCTGTAAGCAGTATCAGGAACAGGGGCAAACTGAATCTCACTTGCCAGAATCGTGTAATCAATAGGCTTACCCGAATCGGTAGTCCTCGACCCTGCATAAAAAGCATTAGGTGAACGATAAGTGAGAGACTGAACAGGAGTCGTGCGTAAGTGCATGTCCCGCATCTCTAGGAAGTCCGTAGGAAGGCCAACAGTGGAATCACTAGCTGTGGTATCAGCGCGAGCTACAACGAGCATCTTGCGCGTTCTAAGGTCTCTAGCGAGCCTTTCCTCGGCTAAACGGATAAAGTCCGGTATCTGGTTAGTAAGATCACTTCTAGCCAGATAACTTGCTACCGAAGTCTTTAGCGAACTGTAATCCGTTAGCGCCATGTCTATTTCCCTGCGTTATGATCCTCGATAGCTGTAACCCCTACATCTTCCCATCGATACTCATGCGTACCTATGTGTCCAATGTACCTTGATAGATCATGGTCAACATACGTCGGGATTCCCTCATCTAAGGCCTTCAGACAAAAATATACGTCCTCGCCTATGATTCCCCTCGGTGACCACTGAGCATCAAACCACGGAGTTCCTAACTTCTCAAAGACTTCCCTACGAATCAAGGTTACACCAAAACCAACAGCAGTAACCTGCTCAATTCCTTCTTTTCCACGCGAATCTACCTTTAGCCAACGAGTCTTTTTAATCTCCCCAGACTCATCATCCTTAGTCAACTCTAAATTCAGAGCCGTACTAACAACAGGCTTTCTCCGCGTTACTGCATTGACACCTAATATCGGAACATTGCGACTTAGCATGATGCTAATAATATCGCTAGGGAACCGCATATCTGAGTCAATAAACAAGACTGCATCACAACCTTCTGATAACGCAGCCTTTACTAATCCTTCTCTCTGGTCAAAGATCAGAGTTCCTGCCATCGTGTAAAGTTTCAACCCATTCTCAGAGTTACCACACCTAAACTTCACATCGTGTCCGACCATCTTGGCAAAGTCGAACGCAAATCCTGTATGTACCTCATCACGCGCTGGAACACATACTCCAACTGTGACACCTTTTTCCTTCGCTTTCTTTTTAGTAGACATTAAAGTTTCCCGCGATATGTTTTCCAGACTTGGTTTTCAGGCTTATTCAGCCAATTATTCAAGGCTTTCTGGTCTAAGACCGTAAACCCTCTCATAATCCCTAGCTTGTTTAGATCGTCTATCACCGTAAACGGTATAGATGCCACTAAGTGCAAGTCATCAGGTGGTTTCTGTCTGGCTTTATCTATCTCTAGGAGAACTTTATTCCTTTCAAGAATATCGGTTACGTCTTGCTTTGTTTCAATTACGATACCGCCATCACCATCTGCGTGTACCACTGAGCTACGAAAGTTCACTAAGGAGTCCTTTCTAAAAAACCCCCGGAGCCGAAGCCCCGAGGGAAATCGCTCTTCAGCGAAGGAGCTTTACAGAGACATATCTAGATCGGCTACGATGCCATGAGCAGCCTCGTTCTTAACCTCAAGAGTGCACTCAACGAGAATCTGAGTCTTGTCGCTGTCGCCAGCCTTAGCCAGTTCGTTAGTCTGGAACGGACGCAGATACGCCACTGCTGCATACTCAGGATCAAGGATCAGAGCATCGCGGGTACGCATGAAACGGTTAGGAACAACCGACATATTGCCGAAGTCAGACACATAAATGTCAGCAGCACCGATAATCGTCGAAGGCTTAGCACCCGTCACATTGAAGCGAGTAGCACCGATACCAGCAAACGACGACACCTTCTGCTTACCAGCCGAGCCAACCATCAGGACGCTAGGCATACCACCCGAATCAAACACAGAAGCAACAACAGTTTTCAGCAGTGCCTCGGTGAAAGTACGCTGAGTACCGTCCGAACGAGTCGAAACACCGATAGTCGTAGGATCAGCACCGCCCGAACCAACAGACGAGTTAGTAGTAATCCATGACAGCAGAGATGCCATCTTACGAGGAGTCGAGTTCGACGAACCTGCGTCACGACCCTGATTAGACAGCATCACAGTTTCCAGATCACGCTTGATCTCTTGTGAAGCCTTAGCAAGCTGATAAGCCTTCTCAGACTTACGACCAGCCTTGTTCACCGTGTCCAGAGTGCCCGAAACCTTGATGGTTTTTTGCAAAATCTGGGTGTAGTTACCAAGACGAGTAGTCGGAGCCAGAGTAGCGTCAGAAGCGTCTGCACCTTCAACAGCAGCGTTAGCAGTCGTTGCAGCAGCCAGCGAGTCAGTCTGCCACTCATGATAAACAGCGGTAGCTTTGGTCTTGCCAATCGAGGACATAAACGGAGTCTCGGTAGGCGAGATGTTGTAGATAACATCGGTCAAATCTTCGCGCTGACCAATAGCGGTATGTGCGTTATAAATAGCCATGATTCACCTCAAATAAATCGTTCAAATACACTTGCGGCATCTGCCACCCTTCCAGATGACTTAGCTCGCGCTTTAAGT